TTATTGAAGCAGGCGACTTGCCGGGGCTTGAGGCGGCAATGCAAGAACTAGAGGGCGGCGAAGATGAGTAGAGCAAAAGGAGGCTTGCAATGCAGTTTGTAGACAAAGTTTCGATTGACGAAAGCACGGTCAAGCGTACAGTCGACGGCTACCTGGTTGCATCGTCTCGGGTCAGTCGCGCTAACAACGTGCAGCTTTATACCGGCGATGAGATGAAACAGCCGGGAATGGAATTTGTTCGAGTATTTCGCCCGGAGTCTGAAGTGTTTTCCGCTGATTCTATGGCCAGCATCGCGCATAAGCCAATGACCAACGATCACCCTGCATCAAGCGTAACCGCTGATACGTGGAAGCTAGACTCCATAGGTCAAATGGGCGATGAAGTTACGCGGGACGGTGAATATATCCGCGTGCCCTTGGTCATGATGGATGGCGCTGCAATAAAAGACTATGAAGGCGGCAAGCGAGAGTTGTCTCTGGGCTACACTGCCGACGTTGAAATGGTGAGTGGCCTCACGGACAGCGGTGAAGCATACGACGCGATACAGCGAAACATACGAGTCAATCACGTTGCCCTGGTAGACGAAGGCAGGGCAAATCAGGAATTACGCATCGGGGACGGTGCGCAAGCATGGGGCTTTGTCCCACTCAACCACGACCAGAAAATTAAAGGATCAGCCATGACTATGTTAACAGTGGTTCTGGGCGACAAGGCGGTGCAAGTTGCCGCTACCGACGCCCCGGCGATTGAAGCGTTTAAAGTAAAAATGGCCGACGCCGAGGCCAAGTTAATCAGCGACCGTTATGATATGAAGATGGAAATGGACGCGATGATGGGTCGGATGCAGGCTGAGATCGACGACTTGAAAGACAAAATGATGGATGAAGACGAAGTAGATAAGCGGGTAATGGATCGCGCTGAGCTGATCGGCAAGGCAAAGTTGATTGCAAAAGACCTGGCTATTGCTGGCCTAAGCGATGCAGATATTCGCAAAGCTACCGTTGTGGCCAAGCTGGGTGATTCAGCAGTCAAGGATAAATCAGCGGCGTACATCGACGCACGCTTTGACATCTTAGCAGAAGACTCAGCAACCACCACTGACCCGCTGCGCAACATTGGCCAAGTCCAATCCAACGACGGCGCAGGTAGTTGGAGCGATTCCACTTTTGCCTCTGCTGGCATCAAAATGAAGAAGGGAGCGTAAAGAATGGCAACTCTACAGAAACGCCAAGCAACAGCGTCTTTCATTGTCAGCGAGTCTAATGGGTTCCGCTCACGCGATGACGTAACCGTGACCGTTCCCGCAGACACCACCCTATCTGCCGGCACTGTCTTAGGCAAGATTACCGCCACTGGAAAGTTTGTGCGTCACGATGTCGCGGCAACTAACGGATCGCAGAACGAGGCGGGCGTACTATTTGAAACCATCGTGAACACCACTGCCTCGGGCGTTGATTATGCAAGCGTTAACTTTGCACGCGATGCCGAGCTTAACGGTCACGAACTGACCTATGAGGTTGGTGCAGACTCCGCCCAAATCATCGCATCCGACCTTGCCCTAAAGGCACTCGGCATCATCGTTCGTCGATAAAGGAAAAAATCATGGCTTCAATGAACGTTTTCAATAACAGTGCTTTTTCGATGACATCTTTGACAGGTGTCAGTAACAAAATGGATTTCAAACCTCAACTTCTAGGCGAGCTTGGCCTATTTGAGCCTATGCCCGTCCGCACCCGGACAATTTTTGTAGACCGTCGCGATGGCGTGCTAACCCTTATTCCTACAAGCCCGGTTGGCGCTTCAACTTCTGAGTTGAAAGAAGACGACCGCGATGCGGTTCCCTTGAAAACGGTCCGGCTTGCAAAAGGTTTCACGCTCTACGCTGAAGAAATCCAGAACATCCGTGCCTTTGGTTCCGAGACTGAGCTGGAGCAAGTTCAGGCAGAGTTCTTGCGCCGGTTCGCTCGCGTCCGTAATGACGTTGAACTGACTCAAGAATATCACCGCTTGGGCGCGCTGCAAGGCAAGCTGTTGGACGCTGATGGCTCAAGCGTTATCTACAACTATTTTGACCAATTCGGCGAGGCAGAAACCACAGCTATTAACTTTTTGCTGACCACTGCAGGCACTGATGTGCGCGAAATTTGTAACGGCGTCGTCCGTGCGATGGCTCGCTCTGCTAAGGGTGCTTTTACTACAGCAACAACCGTGCACGCGCTTGTCGGTGACACGTTCTACGACTTGCTGATTAAGCACCCGAAAGTGCGTGATACCTTCCTTGGCTATGCCGCTGCGGGTGACCTTCGCCAGGGTAATGCTTTTCAAGCCTTCACATTCGGCGGCATCACCTTCCACAACTATCGTGGCACTGACGACAACTCGGCTGTTGCGATTGCTGACACGGAAGCCAAGTTTTTTCCAATCGATGCAGAAGGTGTTTTCAAGCACGCAATGGCCCCGGCTGAGTTTGGTCCGTTTGTAAACACTCCTGGCGTGGACACCTACGGCCTCAACATTCCAGATCGTGAGCGTCAAGCGTTTACCCGTGGCGAAATCTACAGCTACCCGCTTTTCCTGTGCTGTGCTCCTCGTGTGTTGCGTCGTGGCGTGTCTAACGCTTAAACTGAATGAATAGGCGGGGCTACGGCCTCGCTTTTTTAGGAGCGTCACAATGTCAGCGTACCAAGTTAAAAATAACTCATCACGTGACAAGGCCATACGAGTCTTCGGTGGAACGCAAACCGTAAGAGCCGGGGCTTCTGTCATTCTTGAAAACGCCTTGCAATTAAGCGAAGCGCAGATCAAAGATTTCGCCGATATTGGTGTAATAATTACCGTGCCAATCATTCCAAAACCTGCCAAGAATCAATCCAAATTTAACAAGGGGTAACGTATGCCCGGCTACGGCACAGATATCGGCTTTGCAGACTACATTGAAGCCAACGGCCTAGAGATACCCGCTGGCACTGTAGCCGCTGCCCGCTTGCGTGGGTCTGTGTATCTTGACGGCCATTATTACCAGCGGTTCCCCGGCCAACCCACAGGCGGCATAGATCAGGAGCGATCATGGCCCCGTAAAAGCGCCATTGATCGCTTTGGCAATTCAATCCCTGATAGTTCTGTTCCGGTACGCGTGGTCAGCGCATCTTATGAGGCAACACTTCTTGAACTGCAAACACCGGGATTTTTTGCTAAGACATTTACCGAGTCAGAGCAGAAAGTGTTGACAAAAGTGCAATCAATATCTTTCACGTATATTGGAAGCAACAAGGGCGACAGGTCCTCATCGCCAACGGTCACAGCAATTGACAATCTTCTGTCATCTATCTTGACACCGGATGACCTACCTGCCGCGTTGATCGTATCGTGAGCATAAACTGGGCAGAGATCGCCGCCGAAGTAAACGCCGCTATCAAGTCGGTTGCGTCGACCGATGAAGGCTACCCCGCAACCATCCGCCAGCAGTCTGGAAGCGGCGGTGACCCTTGGGATCCGGTAACGTCACACTCCTATACAACAGTAAGCATACTTGAAGACAACCGTCGCGTTATGGCCGCAGATGGCACGTACGTTGAAATCATAAATCGAACCCTGACTATGGCCGCGACACCGGGGTTTGCTCCAAAGAAAGCAGATGATGTTGCGGTAGGCATTACAAGAAGCCAAGCGACCTCTGGCAGTGATTGGATAAGCATCACTAAAGTTCGCACCCTAGCCCCCGCAGGCGTTGCTGTGCTGTACGAACTGGACTTGTCAGCCTAATGGCAACCGTCAAATTAAACGGCATCACAAAAGAGCAGGAGGCGGCTTTTCGCAAGGCGTTCTCTGACTCTGTTGCTAAGCTAAAAAACGATGCCGTCATTAAAGATCTGATCGACCGTATTGCCGTGGGTGATATTGATGGTGTACTAACGGCAATCGGAATTAGTGAGGCGTCGCTCGGGTCCATTGAGCAGGCCATTCAGAACGCCTACCGCAAAGGTGGCGATACTGCGGCAAGTCAAGTTGGCCGTGTTCCTGCGCCCGGCAGTGATGTGTCGTTTGCGTTTGCGTTCAATGTCCGCAACACCCGCGCTGAGCAGTGGCTACGGCAGAACTCATCCAGCTTGATTGTTGAGATTACGGAAGGCCAACGTGAGATGGTCCGCCAGCAGCTTACCGCCAGGTTATCTGAGGGCATCAACCCCCGGCAATCGGCGCTGGATCTTGTAGGCAGGAAAAACCGCGTAACCGGGCGGCGGGAAGGCGGGTTTATTGGACTGACTGAGCAACAGGCTCAGTGGACAGCCAATGCCCGCAACGAGCTGAGAGAACTAAGCCCGGCATACTTTGACAGGAAGCTGCGCAACAAACGCTTTGACGGCATGGTTAAGCGGGCCATTGCGTCAGGCAAGCCACTATCAAATGACAGAATTGAACGCGCTATAACGGCATTACAAAGCCGCACGCTGAAATATCGCGGTGACGTAATAGCTCGTACCGAATCCATAGACGCATTGCGGGCAGGCCACCACGAGGCATTGCGCCAGGCAACCGAGGCGGGTGAAGTCTTAGACGATGACGTGACGCGGGAGTGGGACTCAAGCGGGGACGCACGCACGCGAGATACGCACGCAGCAGCAGATGGGCAGAAGCGTAAAGGTAATGCGCCGTTTGATGTGGGCGGCTATCAGATGCGTTATCCGGGGGATTCTTCGTTGGGTGCGCCGGGTGAGGAAACCATACAATGCCGCTGTATTGAAACTACATCTATCGACTTTGGCGCACGCGTCGCCCGGATCGAAGGCTTTGGCTAAAAAATCGCCGCTTTACAATGACCTGCTAAATAGTGGGTTTTTTTGTGTCTAGGGTGTTGCAATGCTGCGGTAGTGTGTTATTTTTGAGTCATAGAGAGACACCAACCACACAAAAGGAATACGAACATGACCACATACAACGTAGTAATCAACAACGACACCACCGGCACCATCGACGATAGCACCTTAGACGGCCAACACGCTGACGACTTTCTGGGCGAGATGATGACGGTCCATGCACACGACGAGAACGGGAACCCTGTTGAGCATTACGGTCGACTTACCGAAGTTCTGTCATAAACAATAACAAGGCCCTTCGGGGCCAATCATCAACCACGTCACCGAGTAATGAATTATTATGGATAATCAAGTGGCAGCAGTAAAAAAATCTAATAAAATTCATAACCCTGAAACAGGTGCGTGGAGATTATGAGAAATGAGAGATAAGGTTAACGTGATAGAGGTAGAGGTTAGGGGATCGTGTGGCATAGGTAAAAGTGAGGCGCTGGAGGTTATCGCCAAGGCGCTTAATGATTTTTATCGGACGGGATCATCCACGGTAGTTGCTGGAAGTCTATGTAATGGCGCAATCTCAGATGCGAAAATAACGGGCCAGACTGCAAAGAATAAAAACACTGTTTTCTTTTTGTCTGAAAAGATGCCGGGGCAAGCATGACCCAATCAACCCCAGTCTGGGAGTACATAACAACCCGGCACGCTGGCAACGTCACCCACGCGGCGTCAGCACTAGGAGTTGACCCGTCTACGTTGCACAGGGTTATGAACAGCGGGTATGTCATCAACGGAAGGCTTTACACAATAAAAAGGAAAGCGAAATGAGCACAGATAACGGTAA